AAGATGCTCAATACGCTGCAGCGCAGACAGCTCAGAAAGCGTGACAGACACACCGTTATATTCAAATTGTTCTGTTTTCAGAAACATGCTTTATCTCCCCTCTCAGCCTGAAGCGCCATCCGTGACGGTGATCTCCGCCACCGCCGCAAACTCCCATTGCCGGTGACAACAGGGATCTGCGCTTTACCTGCCGCAATACCTTTCACCGTGATCGTGTTCCCTTTCACAGTAATGGTCGCAAAATTCTGATTCGCCGACGTGGCGCGGAAGGTTTTATCCGTCGCCCCTTCCGGCTGAACAGCCACGGTCAGGGTGATATTCTGACCTTTTGCCACATTGCCCGTTGGTGGCGTCACGGTAATACCGGTGACCGGTGTGATGTCCCCCTGATCTTCCGCCAGCGACGGACGGCCGATATTGGTGATCTTAACGGTACGGGTGATCACCTCTCTGGCGGTCACCGCTTTACCAATGGCGCTCACCCAGCCACGGAACACATCCACCGTGCCGTTCGGGAAACGGATTTTGTAGGCCCGGGTCTCACTGCTGTCAAACCAGGCGATCAAATCGCGCTGCCCTTTCTCGCCCGGCTTCCAGGCCAGCGTAAAACTGGTGTCACCGGCAGATTTCTGCCCCTGCCCGGTGGATACCCAGTCAGCATCCTCATCATCCAGATAGTTATCATCGTAGGATTCTGCCGTCATCTCGCCGGGGGTCAGATCCTTTATTTTTGCCAGGCGCGTCCACTCATCGTCTGACAACGGGTTGGCATAAGCATCACCAGTGCCGGTGTACACCCATAGTGTGGTGCCGGAACCTTTCACCGGCTCAAGAGGATTTGGTATTGCCATATCGTCCTCACATCTCGTAGGTAATTTTCCACAGGAGATCTGCCGATCCCCACATCATAAACTCATCATCCCGGCGGTAGTCATACCCCTGAAGATTCATCTTCAGCAGTAACGCACTGAGGCCGGGAACCGCCTCCAGCGCAGGAAGGATTTTCTCTTCCATCCACATATCCAGTGCCGAGTCCGGTTCTTTTGCCCTGAGAAAAACTTCGATATGCAGTGTCCGCCTCCCAGGTCCCCTCATCAACGAACTCGTCAGCAGCAGACGCATCAGTCAGGTAAACAGCAACAGCAGGTAGTTCCTGTTCATCAATAAAAACCGGGCGGCCGTCAAACCAGCTCACCCGCTCAGAAATATTTTCTTTCAGGGCAGACAGAACTGCCGCCCGTATTTCACGGTGTTTCATACACCCTCCTGTCATTTTCTTTTCAGCACCAGGCGTAACTGATGCGTCATGGCTTTCATCATCTGTTCCGGTAATTTCTCCCGGTACATCCGGTCACGTTCGCGCTCAAAGGTTTCCGCCAGCGGTCTGGCCGTCGGTATTTTCACCACTTCGATCGGCAGACGGTGGCGTTTCGGCCTCCCTTTGCTGTCCGCGCCGGTGGACGATGATGCCCACGGCATACGCTGCATCACATGCCACCGGCCATTTTCCAGCCGGGTAATAAAAGCATTCGGGATCCGCCGTTTCCCGACAATCAGCACACTGCCACCGCCTTTCGTGACCGAACGCTCACCTTTCTTTCGCCGCTTTCTGCGGGAAAGCCGCACGCTGGCCGTCCCCAGTTTTATGACGGGCAGATTACCGGTGTTGATGATGACCTTCGCATAAACCCTGTCTGCGCTGGCCCGTTGCAGGCGGATACGCTCACGGATGAGACGGCGTGGGACCGCCAGCTCCCGGGCAACCGAAGAGGCCGTTTTCGCGATGATGGACTCCGCCACACGATTAAGCGTCGTGGCGGCAGCCCGGGAACGGCACGGCGGTTAATCGCATCCAGATTTTCATGGCCTGCGCCAGACCTTTTATCGCCATACTTATTCCTGTTCGACAAAAATCCGGGGATTACCGTTGTACGTGTCATAACGGGTCACCACCAGTGAGCGACCGTCAAACACAACCACATCATCGCGGGCCGGCCGGTACTGCGCTGAAAACACCACCAGTGACAACTGACTGCCGGAAAGCGCCCCCATATCCGCAGACTCATACTCCGGTATCACACGTCATACACTACGCCGTTAATCTCCGCCGTTTTCCCCATCATGCGTACGGTCGCCAGGTCCATCCGGCTGCACATTCGCGCAAACAGATCAGGCATTGATTTTTAACCGCCACCGTGGTGGTGCCTGACGGCGCATGCTCCCATGCCATTCCCGCCGCCACTGCACCGTCTGCGGCAGGCTGCACAGTCCCGTCCTTCAGATAAACCGCCACACCGGCCTGAATATCGTCGGCAGACTGTTTGGGCAGCAGGAACACGCCTTCGGCGAACCCGTCACCGGTCTCCCCGGCAGGAATATCGGTAATGGGTCACTGCCACCATGCTGCCAACCACCACAGCGGCACCGCTCAGAATGGTCTGATCCCCGGCATTCACCAGCTCAATGGTGGTGCCGTCCTGTACAAAATTTTTAGCCATAATGCTGTCTCTCCGGACAGCCCCCCGGGGGCTGTTTTCAGGCATAAAAAAAGCCCTTTCGGGCAGTGATTGTGATAACGCGGTTATCAGGCCACCGACGAACGCACCAGTCCGCGCCAGTCAAGTGGTGCCACACCGGCATCAATACGGATTTTTGTGGCAATACCGTCAGTGGTGAAACCTTCCTGCTGATCAATGTATGGCGTGTCCACACCATCCAGCCAGGCCACTTCAATGGTGTCGGTGCCCTGTGCCGCCCGCCAGATACCAGGTTTTCGGATCTGCCGCATCAAGACGCGCTTCCGCAATCACCTCAGCAAAGTTCTGGATAGGGTTAATGACACCGGCGTTTGCATCCGCCCCTTTCACACTGGCCGATTTGATGGTCTGGTTCGCCACCGTCTCCAGTGCCACCGGTACCAGCATAAAGGACGGACGGATATTCAGGGCGCGATCGCCTTCTTTCTGCAGGCGCATCATCTGACGGGCCGCATCCAGTCCGGAAACGGAGATCCCGCCGGTGGCAATATTTTTGTGATCGGCATGGAACAGCGCCTTACCGTCTGACAGTTTCGGGTTATCCGTCAACACCTTGTAGACCAGGTCACCAATCGTTGCCTTCGCCGCACGCCCCATCTTCATCGGCACGTCAACCAGCATATTCAGGTCATCATTGATAATGGCCTGGCGGGTGATGGAGAAAATCTCCCCGTAAGTGGCCAGAGCAATGGTCTCCTTGCGATCTGAGGTGGTGATGTATTTATACTCCGCCCCTTCACGAACCTGACGCAGAGAACCAAAACCGCCCATCCCCACGCGATACGCTGTTTTGAAGTCTGACAGGCGTCCCTTACGGGTCCACTTCTGGAAGGTTTCTTCTGATTCCTCCCAGCCCTGGATCAGCCCCTTGTTCGACACATCCAGCAGAATATTGCCAAAATCAGAGGTGCTGTGCGTCAGCGCCAGCCCGACCATCTGCATGGGGTTATAACTGGCCACCCCAATACCACGCTCGGTCAGTGACATGCGAGCCCATTCACGCAGGGTCATCCCGTTATAGACATTATCCTTCTCGACATTTTCAAATCCGGCACGGGCCAGCATCGCCTGGCGGATCCCGTCTCCCACAAAATTGCCGTTTCCGGCATAAATATGGGCCGGTGTGTTTTTGTTGGTCGGCGAGGACTCCTTGCCCATTTCATTCAGAAGGCGCTCGCGGGCCATTTCCAGCGAACAGTCAGGATCGGCCACACACTGCGCCTGAAGCGCCTGATAGCGCCCGCCAAACATGGCAAACAGATCGTTAATGCCTGACATGCGGGCTTTCTGCTCAGCCATAACGCGGGCGCGAATGGTCGCCTCATCAGACACTGCCGGTACCGGTGATGGTTCTGTTACCGCCGGTGCAGGGATTGTCACTGTGGTATCACGCGGGGCACTGTTGTGTGGCTGCGTGATCATATTTCGGATGGATTCCGGCATCTTTTTAAATTCCTCTGTACGTTTTGACTGAATACATGCCATTGCCTTAACGGCTGGCGTCACCTGGTCAGCAAATCCGTGTGCCAGACACTCGGCACCGGACATCCAGGTCTCATCCGCCAGCATGGCGGAAATTTCATCGGTGGTTTTTCCGGTTTTCTGCGCATATACCGGCACCATAACCGACTCAAGTTTGTCCAGACGTTCGGCATAAGTGCGCATTTTCTCCGCATCACCACCGCTGATCCCCCAGGGTTTATGGATCATCATGAAGGCATTTTCCGGCATAATGACCGTGTCACCGGCCATCGCAATCAGGGATGCCATCGAGGCGGCAACGCCATCCACATACACGGTAATGGCCGCACCGTGATTTTTCAGGGCATTAAAAATGGCGATGCCTTCAAAGACATCGCCACCCGGTGAGTTGATGTGGAGATTAATGTGGGTGATATCACCCAGGGCATTCATATCGCTGACAAACTGCTTCGCGGTGACGCCCCAGAAACCAATCTCATCATAAATATAAATATCCGCCTCACCCTGACCACCCGCCTGCATCCTGAACCAGGATTTATTCTTCATGCTGGCTGTCGGTGGCCTGCTGACGCTGTTGTTCAGTTCCGGCACTGTTGCCTCCTTTGTCGTTAGCGGGGTCAGTATCAAAGACCAGCCCCAGCCTGCGGTTTTCCTCAGTTTCAGCCTTACGGCGACGTTTGACCTCATCCGGGTTGCGCCCGCCTGCGCGGATCCAGTCGGATTCCGTCGCGGCACCCCCCCGGATCTGTATCCGCCAGGCTTCAGCCTCCTTAACCGGGTCGATCCACGGCATCACCGGACCGGAATACGTCGCGTTATATAGCGTCTTCATCTCCACATCCGCCGGAATTTTCAGCAGACCTGCCGCAACCACCATATTCAGCCATGTCCGGTACACCGGGCGGGTTACCGCGCCAATAAAACAGTCCTGCAGGATCAGGTAACCATCCGTGGACTCGACCAGCTCCTGCCGCTGGGCGCTGTAGGTGCCGTTATAGTTACGCGCCGCACTGGAAAAACTCAGACGACTGCCAGCTGCCACTGCACGCAACTGGCCGTTGCGGAAAGTTTCAAGGTTGGGATTGGGACGATCGGATTTGACCATGCCGATATCCTCGCCCTTGCGCAAATCGTCATAAATAATCCCCGGGGTGATATGGACTTCCCGCTCGGTTTCTTTGATCCCCGGATCTTCATAGTCCTGTCCGTCACCTTTACGGATATACAGTCCCAGCGCCGCAGCAATACGCGCCGCTGTCAGTTCCGCATCCTCATACTCCTTAAGGGCACTGATCCGCATCAGCACCCCCGATAACATGGATGAGCCTCGCGTCTGATGCAGACGACGAGTGAACTTCAGGTGGATCATTTTTCCGGCGGCGATTTCTTTCGTATCACTCTGCCGGCCGCTGACCGGATAATTTTTATAAACCAGATATTTTTTCGGCCTGCCCCACTCATCAAGAAAAACCCCCTGATTCAGCCCGGCGGATTCATCACTGCGCATGGGAACAAAATCCGGCTCCATCGCTTCAAGCCAGAATGGCACTCCCGCCGTCCGTTCCAGACCGTTTCCCGCACCGCTGACCATCTGCGCAAACACTTCACCATCCCGCAGCCAGGTCCGCAGCAGTAAACGCTCAAGCACGGGACGGGTATACTGCCCTGTCACATCCGGACTCACGGACCATTCAGCCCACAACCGGCGGATATCCGCAGCCAGCTCTGCCGCCATTTCCCCATTTTTTCGTAATGGCTGAGGCTCCACAGTAATTCCTCTGGCACCAATCACCCGCTCTTCAAGCTTGTCAAACACACCAATCACCAGGTCATGATTGATATCCAGAAAACGGGCCTGCTCCCGCAGGGAAACCGCGCCATATTTACTGAGTTGATCAGCAGATCGATTTTCACGCCGGGCTTTATGTGTCCGGGTCGGTTTCACCGCCTCATAGGCCATGATTAACGCCCTTGAACGCAGTCTGGCCGCTTTCCAGCCTGGAGAGAACACGCCTATCACATCATCAATAATTGCCATTAAAACCTCGCCAGTTTAAATCCCGGTTTTCCCCGCCTGCGGCTCACCATCGCGGCAAGCCTGCGTTCCCACTCCTGACGTCCGGCGCGGATCTGAGAAAGGCTTTCCAGCGTCAGTTGCTGTCCGTTGAAGGTGACAGACTTCCCCTCCAGTACGGCCATTTCCGCTTCACGGTACCGCTGTATCATCTCTCTGGCTTCTTCTGTGCTCACAACCAGCCTCCTGATGTTATCCATGGATTATCTTCCGCACGCTCCGTCCGCAGTTTTTTCTTCCGGCGACGGCGTTTTACTGCCCCGGCCGTCAGTTCCGGGGATGCCGTTTCACCAGAACGCTCCTGCGGGAAGACGAGCCACGTTTCCCGCTGTGCCCAGTCCGGTGCGGAGGGCCAGCGGATCTTTTCGTAACCATGCAGAACGGCAAGCGCATCCGCATAAACCAGCAGGTCAAACGCCTCGTTAGCGCCCCTGCCCGGTTTTCGCCATTTTCCGTCACTGCCGCGCTCTTCATAGGTCAGCTCATCGTAAAACCACCGCCCCAGCCAGTCGGGAAAGTGGATATAGTTCGGCCCCGGTGTGTCACGCCACAGGGCATTATTTACACGGTCCTTAAACGCATCCGTCTGAACCAGCCACAGCGCGACATCGCCACTGGCTCTGGCACGGCGGGCACTTCTGCCGGTATTATCCGGGAAGGTACGGTTAATCAGCCTGTCACGGCGAAGACCATCCCCCTTGAACAGAAACACCCTGTTGCCCAGTCCGTCACTCCGGCAACGACGCCAGAAACGATAGGCGTTATCTGTCACCCCGGCTTCCCCTCCCGTATCCACCGCCATGGCCATCAGACGCATGCGCACATCCGGATCAGAAGCCAGCGGCCATGTTTTATGGAACACATCCGTCAGCAACAAATCCCAGTCCTCCGGATATGCCGCCGGATCAACCGGCAGACTTTCACCGTTGGGACTGCAGCGCAGTGAATGCCGGATGTTGTAGCGATCAACAATCCAGCGTTCCCCCTGCTCTCCGTATCCGGTGATCTGCACAACAAAACGGCGATTTTTACCGCCCTGTACGTCAACCGTTGCCTCAATAAAACGCACACCATCCGGCACAGATCGCCGGGGAAACGGCTCGGCACGCTGTTCAAGCAGTTCACTTTTACGCTGTTCCGTGGCTGAACGGGGCAGATAGGGTCGTCCGATATCGGTGTTCACCACCGCTTTCAGGGTCTCTTCACTGCCGGTTCGCTCATACTCTTCTTCTGCCGCCAGCAGTTTAAAAATCAGTTGTTCCCAGGTCTGAAACGCCGCAGCCGGCCCCTCCATCCAGAATGACGCAATCCGGGAATTTCGTGGCGTTCCGGTGATACTGCCGTCCGCCGCCGCCCGTTCACCTTCACGAAGCCAGATCCCCTGGTTATTCAGTTCACGTTTCTGTTCCGGAGCAATCAGGCCGCAGCAGTGCGGACACATCAGGCGGGCCGCCTGCCCGGCAGCCACAAAATCAGGGTTATTCCGGTAACCGGTCATGTTATCCATCACCGGCTGAAAATATTCCCCACAGTGCGGACACGGCCAGTACCACCGACGGCGGTCTCCCCGGTTATACAGGGACAGGATCCCCGTTGTTGGGGGTGCCTCATGTGTGCCGCCACATCGCCATTTGGTGTCAGTGATATCCCGCCCGGGTGAACTCTCGACCAGGGTCATCCCGGAAGACATAAAGGTGGTGGTACGCTTTGATGCCAGGGTGAAGGCATCCCCTTCCCCGTCCACGTTTTCAGGGAAACGGTCATAATCCGTCAGCGCCACACGACGGTAATCCGAGGAGGAAAATACGGTGATCGACGGCCAGCCAATCTTCAGGAAGGAGCCGTCAAGAAACATTTTATCGTGGACGTTGTTGTCATTACGGGAAGGACTGAGACGCTTACTGACCTCCGGGCTGTGACGAAACGTTCTGGAAAGACGCGTTCTGGAGTGTTCCCGCGCCTTGGTCTCGGTCATCTGCACCACCAGCATATCCGCCGGATCACAGATGATGCCGTACACAATCCAGCCATCAATCAGCCCTTCGGTTTTCCCGGTCCGCGCCGGTCCTACAAACACCACCGCGTCATATTCACGGGCTGATAATGTATTAATGGGGTCAATCATATAGGGCGTCAGTGATGACTCCCACGGACCGGAAGTGTTGGCTCCCCGTGGTACCCGCATATAACGCCTGATGGCTTCCGCTACTGGTAACCGGCCAGGTGGGCGAAACAGCGAGGCCACTTCGCGCCAGATATCGGATGCGCGGCTATGGCTCTCGTTCACCTGATTCACATATCGGCCTCATCACAACAGTCAATGACTGCCTTTTCCAGTGTGTCGCGGATCTCATCAACCACAATCTGCACTTCGTTCAGTTGTGATGCAGTCCACCCCCTGTCCCTCTCCAGCCTGTCAGGCCAGGTTTCCAGTACCTGAACTATCGCTTTCACCACGACAGAAAACGACCGTCTGACATCACTGACAGGGACAAGCTGAACAGTTTCATGCTGAAATTTAAGACGCTCGCGCTCGGACTGATACCATGCCTTGCGATCGTGTGGATTCATCTCCTCATCTTCGGTGGATGGTGTTTTTGCCAGCAGCGCAGTAATCAGGTCCGTCAGGAGATAAAGTTTTTTCTTCTCATTACTGCCCGGAGCAAGAGGAACATCCGCCATTCTTGCGGTAACGGTCTGCCGGTGCAGGCCTGAAAGGGCTGCCAGTTGATTAATATTTAACTTCATATTTTTCAGCTCGCCGTCCATCTACGCCTCCTCCACATACCCCTCTGAACAGAAGTGATTCTGTTTTTTTGTAAAGAAATGCCGCCACACAAAGATGTCGAACAAAAATTGGCCACAACCATCATCTTTTTTGCATCAATTACATTAAAAACAACAGTTTACATACATGATGATGATGACGATAAAATCACAAAAATGCGCTTTTTTCCGCGCCGACCCGCCCCGTGTACAGGCCCACCCCGCCAGGAGGACCCGAAAAATGATAATTGTTATCATTTTGTAATGTGTTCCGGTTTCTTCCACCATCGCACCGGCCAGGCGACTATGAGGGGACAACGCCGCGCTCCGTTAACGCAGTAAACCCCGGTGTGTATCGTTTTTGATTATCCCCGCACACTCGCGCAGAGGAGTCTCCCCGTAGGGCTGCGGTCTCTGTTAATGCGGAAATACGGCGACGATACAACGCATTGAAAAAACTATTTCAGGCACTGAGTACGGATATATTCCTGAAGCGTTCTCAATGCTGCCTGGTCGCTGATGATTCCGTCTCTGATACCGAGAACGTTTCGTCCAGCAACTGGAGAGAGTTCGACGCTGGCATCATTGCCCACGCGGGCGGTGGCGGTGGCTTCACGCACGGAGCCTGGACAGGTGGCGTTGATCCGCAGGCGCTTACGACCAGCGGTAACATCAGCACGCAGAGTTTCATTTTCAGCTCTCGCATCGGCTAATTCCCTCGAGTATTTTGCATCGAGCGCAGCAACATCGTGCTGGCGCTGCTGCATGTCAGCGATGGTGGCGGTCGCCTGCTTCAGCTCACTGACTTTTTTATCACGCTGTTCTTTGTAGGCGATGGCGTTATCACGGTAATGATTGACCGCCCACGACAGGCAGACGATGATGCAGATAACCAGAGCATAAATAATCGCGGCGACTCTGCTCACTGATCTATCCCCCAACAGGCTAATGCGCTTTCCTGGTCACGACGAATAACCTGTCCATAGCAGTTATTTGAACGTATGCGGCAATCGCGCCCACCATCTTTTATCCACCAGCGAATCGCCTCGCATGCACCCTTACGATCACCGGCATTCAGCCGCTTATAAAACGTCGACGGGAAACACTTACCGGGGCCAATGTTATAGGGACAAAATGACGCTATACCCGCTTTCTGTGGTTCGGTCAGTGGTACTTTAATATTGCGTTCCACCCATGCCAGCGCCTTATCACGTTCAATAGCGTTAACCTGGTTGCATTTTTCCTTCGACAGCTTCATTCCCGGTATGACGGGCTTACCATCCACCATTGTGACACCACGACAGATGGTCCATATACCGGAACCATCGCGGTATGCCGTAGTGTGGTTACCCTCTTTTTCATCCAGAAACTGGTCAAGTATTTGAGGAGCAGACGCGCCTGCAGCAATCAGCGCCAGAACGGCAGCTGACAGGCCGTATTTGATTTTTGCGCTCATGGATATTTATCAGGATGCTACCAATGAAAGATACTGGAAAGCCAACTGCAAAAAGCTAACAACCCGTAATCGAGTTATCAGAACTGTTAATTTTTATGGTATACCACGCCTCTGAACAGGGGCGCGTTTCTGGCAACAGCTCGTCCCCTTCACATAACCCGGCAGCAACATCCAGGAATACCTGTCTGATTCTCATTCTGGCTGCTGCCTCATAAAACTCCAGCGCGGCACCTTCAACACGGTCCAGCGAGATGTCCAGGTCAAAAATTTCACCGTCAAAGCGTTTTTTGTCCCGTAACGCTAAAGTTACCGTAACTTTATTCTCAAAATTGCGGATCCCTTTCACAATCAGTTCATAGTTTTGAGTCATTGAATTACTCTCCCCGTGCAGCCTTACGCTTGTCTTCTCTGATTTTGAAGTACAGATTTGTCAGATAAGTCAGGAAGCTCAGAACCAGACTCCCCAGTACACCAATCGCAGCCCACTGTGACGGACTGACCTGATCAAGCCACTGTAAAAACCAGTAGCCAGCACTGCCTGCGGAGGTGCCGTAGGCAATGCCCGTTGAAATTTTGTCCATGGATTTCATAACCCCCACCTCGCAGATGCGGGCGTTGTGTAATGGAAACAAAAAAGGCCACCAGCGGCCCGTAAAAACAACACCCAATCAAAGGCACCCGCAGATGCCTTTTGCGTGGTGTTATTCAGATTTGCGCAGTAAAGGCCGGAGCACGACCAGCACCATCACCACCAGCACACCATCTGCCAGTACCGACATCAGCCGTCCGGTAAAATCCACCACCACTACCAGAAACAGCAGGATGGCAGCCAGCACAAGGCGCGCACTTTTCACAGGTACTGCTCCAGTGGTAGCTGCAGCGCCTGAGCAATTTTCTTCAGTTGCGCTTCTTCATCCGGGCCAATGCCGTCCTGGTCAGCGATATCCAGACACAGGCACAGCACATTAACTGCGTCATCAGTACCGGCAACATCAGCCAGCTGACGAAGGGCTTCAGCATTGGCAGAGCGCGGCGACGCTTCATAACGGGCGCGGATATTTGCACTCATTTGTGCAATCTCACCGGAGAACGGCGCAAAGGCAGGAAGTGCTGCAATGGTTTTCTCCAGTACCGCGATTTCTTTCGCGTCACAGGTGTCGTCAGCGTATGCAATGGAATACGCACCCCAGACGGTCGCCTCCACTGCGTCGCGGTTCTCCATCTTCTTCACTTCGGTAATGGCCTTGCGAGTTTTCTTTTTGAAAATACCAAACATCGTGACTTTTCCTTTTAGTGGGTGAGCCTGCGCCCGGGGGTGACCAGCCCACAGAGAAAGTCACACTGACCATCCCGTAAGCTCACCCCTGAAAGGCTCTGTGGTTTTTGATATGCGCCGGGCGTGGCGCGGATACAAAAAAGGCCCGCCAAAGCGAGCCGGGAAAAATAAGTCTGGCGCGTTGTACTGGATTCGAACCAGTGACCGATTGCTTAGAAGGCAATTGCTCTGTCCGACTGAGCTAACAACGCATGATGCAGATAATGGACCGCCATCGAGGACTCGAACCCCGCACCAACAACCCTGTTATCGTGTCGTCTGCTCTTCCTGATGAGCTAATGGCGGTATGTTATGGTGGCCCTTGCTGGATTTGAACCAGCGACCTGGCGATTATGAGTCGCTCGCTCTCACCACTGAGCTAAAGGGCCGGGCGCAGGATAATAACGGTACGTAACTAATTCTGCAATATCATCCGTTCTGACTGACTAAATCCTGAACTTCCTTGACCGTCTGCTCAAAACGCTCAGTCTCCAGCTCAACGCCAATTGCACGACGTCCCAGCGCCATCGCTGCTTTGACCGTCGAACCCGACCCCATGAAAAAATCTGCAACCAGATCTCCCGGACGACTGCTTGCGCTGATTATCTGCTGCAACATTTCTGCCGGTTTTTCGCACGGATGTTTCCCGGGATAGTACTGCACCGGTTTATGCATCCACACATCGGTGTACGGCACCTGCACAGTCACACCGAAATACCGCCGCAAATTTTTATATTCTCTCAGCAGTTCCGTATACTGCCGGTTCAGTTCACTGTATGTGCTGACCAGCTGGTGGTGTGGCTGCTCCAGTTCACCGCGCTGATGTTTTTCTGCTGCAACACGCGCAAACAACGCCTGCAATTTGTTGTAATCAGCTTCGTTCGGTAACTGCCACTGACTGGTACCAAACCAGTGCGAAGCCATGTTTTTCTTTCCGGTGGCTTCCGCTATCTGTTTTGACGTTATTCCCAGTTCGGCACGAGCATCCCTGAAATACGATATCAGCGGTGCCATTATGTGCTGTTTGAGTTCCCTTTCTTTTGCCGCATAGCCGTCACTTTTGCCGCGATATGGCCCCTGGTAATGTTCAGCAAACAGAACGCGCTCTGTGGCAGGAAAATATGCGCGCAGACTTTCTTTATTACACCCATTCCAACGTCCAGACGGCTTCGCCCAGATGATATGGTTAAGCACGTTGAAACGTTCACGCATCATGATCTCAATATCAGATGCCAGGCGATGCCCACAGAACAGGTAAAGGCTTCCGGCAGGTTTCAACACCCGCCAGAACTGGGCCAGACAGTGGTCCAGCCACTTAAGATAATCTTCGTCCCCTTTCCACTGATTGTCCCAACCGTTGGGTTTCACCTTGAAGTAAGGCGGATCGGTAACAATCAGGTCAATGGAATCATCAGGCAGGGACTGAATAAAATGCAGGCAATCAGCGTTGATTAAATCAACACTGTTTATTTTTACAGTATTTTTCATGGATCAGTAAGCGTAACTCTGGTAGGCTCACTCTGCTTTTGCGCTAAAGCAGTGGGCCGTGGTTCGCTTGTGACCAGTAAGCATGAGCGAATGGCTGGCAGGTGCTACCAACACCCACCAGCCGCCCATTTTCACAGCAGGAAACCGCCATTACTGGCAGCGTCTGAATTTATTCCCGTACCCGCCGTTATCCTTCGCCAGACCCGCCAGAACTAACTGAGTCAGTATTAACTGGCACCGGACTTCGCTTACTCCGGTAGTTCTCGTCATCATGCGTGGCGTTACCCACTTGTCAGCAGGTAAGAAATGAAGGACTGCGGCGGCGGTTTCTGTCATATCTTGCTGTTTTAGCATGTTTTTTCCCTTCTGGTTAACATGACATACCAATAACTCTTGTCTAAAAAGCCAGCAAGATAAAAAGTCAGTATTCACGACCACCAGCGTGTTTACTGTACTGCACCAAGTTTACAGGTACAAAAAAACCGCTCAGCGGCGGGTTTAAGTTGTGTGGCGAAGTAACCACTCTTAACAGCATATTTGATTTTTTACGATTGTAAACGGTTGATTATTCATCTCCAATAAAAATAATTGTGTAGGTATGCCCTTAACAATGGATAAGAAACATGAATAAAATGACTGTATTATTACTTAGCGCAACTATCATTTCAGGTTGTACTTCTTCCGTACCATTGATAAAGAAAACTCAATCAGGAAAACCTGAGGGGGTTTATCAAAATACGACAAAAGATAAAGTCAAAGATGCCCTTGTGAATTACTGCAATAGTAGAGGGTTGATAATTTACAACGCGGATAACAGCAGTGTTATATGTGGTAAAGAACTGGAAGGCGGGTCTGCTGTTTTTGGACAAATGTTAATCGGCAATGCCTATTCAACAACCCCGGTATCAAAAGTCAGATTTACTATCGCTCAAGTTAATAACGATACAAAAGTGTGGGCCGATATGTGGATGGAAACTCAAATGGCAATGGGGCAAGTACAACAAATGGCTATAACAGACAACGCAAGCAAAAACACTATCCAACAACGTCTTGATGAATTAAAACCTTAAGTAAATTAATTAAATAAAATGGGGAGAAATAAATCGACTCCCCACACATTAAACTGATTCAATTACCCCCTCAATAAGAGGTCTTCTAACGATCCATCTCTAGCTCAATTTCTAACATCATTAACATGCCATCAACTACACCTTCAGCCTTTTGCAATAAACGCCCAACCCAGCAATCAGAACGCCCATGTTTACGGGCAAGCGCCATAAACGTCATACCACCTACATAATAATCCACTAATAAATCGTGCAAATCGCTGTTGTTCTTTTTCAGGCGAGCCATGCACCCACAAATGATCATCGCGTCATCGTCACAACATTGCGGGCGGGATTTTACTTTTGAAGGGATTAGTCCTTTAAATCCTGCAGCAATAGACGACCAGGTGACATCCTCGTGATTATTTGCCACCCATGCCCCCCAACGTTCAAGAACCATTTGAATATCACGCATCAACTTTCTCCACAAAATCAGGCCAGAACGCCAATTGCCAGCGCACGATCGATAAAACGAAATATCAGCTCCAGCTGGGAGCCATACTTCTCTTCAAATGCCACGGTATCCGCATGCAGCTCGTCGTGATGCTTTCTGCACAAAGGCAACACAAAAAGGTCATGCGCTTTTGTTCCCATTCCACCCTGACCGTGACCTATCAGGTGGTGGGGATCATCAGCAGGCTTTCCACAACATGCACACGGCTGTGTCTTAACCCAGCGCGTGTACTTTTCATTAACCCAGCGGCGACGTTTGGGGCGTAACATAAAAGACTCCGGCGACTCCGGATCCACTTTCAGCGCCAGCACCTTTTTCGCTTTATCCTGGATGATGCTGGTGGCAGGAACCGAAGGCACAAGGTCACACTCCCGGGTGACAGACGGCACAACAGGCGTCGGTAATCTCAGTGCCTTACGGGCTGCACTTTCCGGTAAGGCATCCGCCAGGTCATTACGAGCCAGCCACCAGCACAGTTCCGGCATTGTCACAACGTGACTGTCATCAAAACCGAGATCCCGACGCACGACAGATAACACCCACCGGGCACAGTTATCCGTTGCCATTGATTCCAGCCGTTCCGTGAACTGATCGCGCAGCTGGTTATCGCAGTGCCAGCACAGACGGATTGCGCCCGGAGCGTGTCGCATTGTGGTCATATTCTCGCTGTGCCAGTCGGAATGAGGCCACTGGCAGCCTTTTTCACGAAGTAACCAGCGTTCAAGACATTCCACGCCACCAGCACGACGGATTACCGCCTCATTGCGGAACATAGCCCGAACGGCAGGATCATCCGCCAGCGGTTGTGATGCCGCCGGAACGGCACCACTGGCAAAAGATGAATAACGTTCCGGCTCAGGCTCCAGCAGGACACGCCCCTGCATAAACAGGGGCATCAGTTCTGAACCGGGTCTGAACAATACGATCCCCATACGTGGGGCAATTTCAGGGGTCAGTAGTGCTCTCAACGTAGAACCTCACAGCACAATCTGTTTCAGTTTCTGTACCGCTTTCCCCATATCCGCCATAGCATCAACAAACTCATCAAATTTACGACTTGCCATTCCATACGCCTGGAGGATTTCCAGTTTCAGAGGATCCAGTTGCTTTTTAATTTCCGCACGATCATTAAATTTCTTCTCTGCTTCTTCCGCAGCCCTGATCAGCTCCTCAGCATGCCTGCGTAATTCATCCGGAGTAACGGTCTTTTTAATCACAACGGGTTCCTCTGTTTTTACTGGTATTTCACTATTTACTGCCTGATGTCCAAATTTAGGATGATGTAACGTTGTAGTTCTTCCATCATTCACAACGACCAGAAGTCCACTGTCGCGGATAATGCCAATGAGTATCTCCTTATCCCTTTTATTCAGCAGACTGTACGCCTGCACTTTCTGTGATATCTGGGTCAGTGTTGCGCCTTCCGGCATTCGTTCAACAAAACGTTTAACCCTGGATAAAACTGGCTGCAGATGGGGTGGTGTAATTCTCATGCTCCACGCCTCCCATCAGTGAACGGTATCGAGCAGCTTTAACAGCTCAGGGAATCGGGATTCGAAGAAATGCGGCTGCGTCTCGCGCGGATTTGCAGGACTGGTGATGTTCTTGCCGAACATGCAGCCTTTCGCCGTCAGCGACCAGAATTTTTTGATGTTGTTAATCGCGGTACGGCTGTATCGTTCGCGTTGTTCAACGATCCCCAGCTTCGCCATCTGGTGATATGCCTGATTAGCCGTCAGGCGGATACCATACTGCTTCAGCAGTGCACTCAGCGACAGCGTAGGGCGGCTTGAACCATCTGGCGCATCAGCAGGTGCATCAATGGCATAGATCGGCATAAGTTCAGGAAGACCTGCTACCTTTGATAATTTCTGGTATGCACCAAGTTTCGAGGAGTTTGACAGATTTAGAGTCTTTGCTGCTGATTCAAGCAGAATGACCCCGGATTTAATTTTGTCGGATGTGGTTTCTTCTGGTGATGAATTATGAAGCGCATCAAAAGTACGTATCACTTTTAAGCTGAATGCCGGGCTGATCCACATTGCATATGCATAGACCAGCTCTTTACAGACATACGTCCCACCATTGCGCCCCTGAATGGTGATGACAGGAATACTACGGGAATCTCCCGTAGTTTCTTCTTCCAGTAATTCCACAAGAGCCTTCGTTTCAGGACGACGCATAAACTCGTGAACTTCCAGCGAACGGGAGGAGCGATTCTCACCAGCGGCAAGAAGAGCAGCTTTCTGAAGGTCGTTAAGACAGTAGTTAGATTCAAAGTACTGGCGCACAGAAACGCCATCAATTACAAGCAACTGATTCATTGGTTTCTCCACAAATTTCGGGACTGCACTCCCTTTTCGTTGATGCAAGATGAACTTACTGCGATTTTTAATAGTTATCAAGGATACACTGTTCATAAATACAGTATCTTTAACGAGGTAATACCCAAATTTAGGGTGTTGCTCAATTCCGTTACCGAGTTGCTAATTTGCAACTCGCTTTTTCGTACTTACTGATAGTGATCTCGACCTTACCTTCCGGGATAACCGGTCCCCACTCCACCAGCATTCTTTTCACCTGTCTGTCGTCTTCCCACACCCCCGCGTGGGTCAGGGCGTCAAACAGCGCCTTGTTATAGTTGTCCAGATCGCGGATCCGGTTATCCGGAGGAAACAACACGATCTCCACTGAAGCAGGTGCCGACGTTGGTTTCGGCAGACGACGTAACTGCTCAACTATTGCTGCGCACGCCGCGCTCTGGAATTTTCGCCCCGCCGCGCTTATCAGGCTCTTACCAGCAAACGCCCCTTTGTTGGGGTGTCGCCAGTACGTGTTCACGCTGGGCGGGAAAGGCAGTATTAGCTTCATACTTTCAGGCCCCTCTCATGTAACCAGTGGGTTGCACGCAGCCTGGCGTTTTCCTCACCGGCAAGCAGTGAGCGGATAATCCCGACCGCCTCGCTGTCGTCGTCCTTCACCGCGGTATGAAGCGTTATCCCCCGGGCCACACCACGCTTTATCGTGATGACGCCTTTTTTCTCCAGTGCGCGAAGATGCTCCACCGCTGCATTCACTGAACGGTATCCCAGCATGGTTGCCACCTCCTGATTGGTTGGCGGGAAGCCACGTTCTTTCTGGTAAGAAATCAGCATATCCAGCACCTGCTGCTGGCATTGAGTTAACGTCGTCATTAAGCCCCCACGTAATTGCCTGACAGATACCACTCTTCACCCGATGCAGCGCGCTTGCTGCTTTTCCGTAAGCACCGCTCACGACGCGCCAGAAAATTGTTTCGTTCTGGCTTGGAGTGGCTTTCACGGAATGCCGCCATCCACACGGTTGCAGCACGACGAAATAAGCCCCTGGACTCCAGTTCTTCCGCCTGGCGGGTCAGGCACAAAATCACCCGTGGATCGTTAGTGCCGACATAGAAATTGCGCACAGGTCTGGTTTCACGAACTGGTTGTGGTTCCGGCTCCTGCGCTCTCTCAGTCAGGCGTGGGAAATGTCTGCGTGTATCTCCTTCACAACGGTGAGCCACACGCCCACTCTGACGTAACTTGCTTGCTGACTGCAGAACGCGCTGTCGTGAGTAACCAGCAAAAGCATCCGCAATGTCTCCTGAAGTACACCCCGGATGGGCTTCAATGAATTTCTGAACTTCATTCAAAAGACTCATAATCACCCCCTGAATCCTGCCGGGATCTGGCTGTAGTCCACGTTGTCGTAACTGGCTTTGAAGTACGGGTCCTCGCGTCTGGCTGCAGATACCGCAGGAACTTCCCAGGATTCTTCGAAATGACGATCCGGACCAAAGAACGTGACAGCCTGTTTCACAAATTGTGTGCCGCTGTTACCCATCGCAGATACCCAGCCCGCGTAGCGTTTCACACCTTCCAGCATGGTTTCGGGGTTTACCCCCTCATTCAAACGGGCTTTCCAGGCTTTGAAGGCTGCAGATTTTGAATTGCCACCAGCACGTTTGGGATAGGCCAGCCATGCCTGCTCAAACTCCGGAGAGTATTCCGGTCGGTTTGAACGAACTCGCACAGACTCATCAGCAGATGCACCAACAGCTATTGGTTCATTGACTGGTTCTTTGACTGGTTCAAAAGAGTGACTGGTTCTGGGTGAATCTCCTGCACTACCCCCTGGTGCAACTCCTGCACTACCTGGTGAATTTGCTGCACCAGATAGTGAATTATTTGCACTACCCCCTAGTGAATCTCCTGCACCATCAAGATGAAGGAGATAGATATTACTTGAGTTACCTTTTTCACCTTTCCGGGTGACTTTTTTTACCAGCCCAGACTCACAAAGGGCCGCAATATGATTCATCACAGAACGTTTGCTAATCTCGCACTGGTCAGCAATATGCTGGTAGCTGGGCCAGCACTCCCCCTGATCGCTGGCATTATCAGCCAGCTTGATCAGAACCAGTTTTCGCAATGGATTACCCACTCGAATTTTCATCGCTTTAACCATCAGCTCCATACTCATGCTGCACCTCCGAGATGCTTCATGTTTTTTCCGGAGCGAAAGGCTATAAGCGGCATACTGACGCGGTAATTACGGCCCAGCGGTTCACAAATCACCTTCTGACATTCACGGTCAACCAGGCTAACACGTAGAACATGCCCTGCTGGCGTGGTGTACCACTGACCGGGGAGAGGACAACGGAAAGTCTGATTGGTAAATCGTTTGAAAATATTCCGGATCATTTACGCCCCCTTACCTCTGAAGAGTTCAGCGACGAATGAATAAGACGGGCAAGAAATGCCGCATCGTTAATTCGGTCATACAGACTTACAGCCAGCGGTGATTCAGCTTTTTCCAGCATGGGATAAAGCTGCTGCAACCAGACCTGATGAATTGATGAAATGTAGGAATAGAGTACGCTGGCGTTATGTGCAACGTCGCTCGGTACAGCGGGCTTTGAAAGCTGTTTCTCCATCTGGTTAAAGGCATTGATGTATGCCTCTTTGAACTGGGCAGCACGTTTACCCGTGAAACCCATAGCAAGAAACGCAAAACCGTCGCGGGTTATTTGATAGCAAGGTAGTTTGCGGCCTGTGCAATCGGTGTAATCACTCACCGAAAAATTGCGGGCAGTGAATGATGCGGAGCATTCAAGCGTGCGGATCTTTTTCAGTACATCGTCATGACGTTTGGAGAAGAAGTTGGCAACAGCCAGGGATGAAGTAACAGCCTGACCATCAACGATGGCAATTTCAGGTTGAGTGAGGGTTGGGATCGTAGCCATGATGGCAGCCTCTTTGGTGATTTTTAATAACTCACCACCAAGGCTTTCCACGACCTTATTGGTGGTGAGACGTACAGGGGTGGAAATACCGGTCACCAAAGAACCCGGCCCAACCGAAGTTGGCCCTGCACGCCCCACCATAATTTGGGCGTAATGCTGCTCATGACACAAAAAAACCGCAAGAGCGCGGTTGTGCGCTTTGGTGAATTCCGGGTTTCCACGCCCGGCACCCGCTTTATAAGGTGCCTGAACAGTGTAACGTCCCGGAATGGCAGAATCAATGTGCTGGTGGTCCTTCACACTCAACAAAATCACGCCTGAATTTCCACAAAGGGCTAAAGCACTCATGCGGGTAGTCTTTGCGAAGATAGATAACGCGCTGTGTTTCTGGCTCCCAACGAATAACATGAACATAAAGTCCTCTTCCGTCACGAAACCAGCGGTTAAGTTCCTGCACAACTCGCCCCCCACAGTCAGGTAAAGTTCTCTGTGGTTACTTACAGCCAGGAGATTTGGTAATCTGCATTCATGCCGTAACAACAGGTGTTCAGCGACGCTGACCACCAGCTGTTGCGACAAATGGTTATTTGCCGTTAAACTGTTCATGCGTTAGTTTCTCCACAGATACAAAACGCCACGACGCCCGGAGCTGCACACTCGCGGGCGTCACTCTTTTCTGGAGCGCAAAAGATTTTGTAGACCAGTGCTGCATGCTCCTGGAGCTTCGAAATTGACAGATACAACTCATCATTAATTGCTGTCTGCTCGTGTGGCTCCACTACCCCATCTTCGATTGCCGAACGAATCTGCTTTGAGTAACTCCCGATCTGTTCGATGACTTCCAGCAGGCGCTGGTTTATATCGGCGTTCTCTACTTCCTCAATTTCAGGAAGCGATACAAACACCCCACCAGCAGACTGTGCGACAGCATCCGCAATGTAGTGAGTGCCAGCCGCGCGCTGTAAAATCATTGCCCATCCCAGCGGGAAAATCTGATCGCCATCTGCACGAAGGCGGTTGAATAAAGCGTTCTCTGTTACATCCAGCCACTCAGCAGCTTCAGAGTAACCCCCCGGCAACGCCGCGATAGTTTTTCTGACAGCTTTCACGTACCACTCAGGCTGTTTTTCTACTTTCCAGTGATGCTTACCCACGGTTAGCCTCATCGTTCTGTGGTTAAAAATTAAAGGTGTTCTGTTAATCTTTCGGATAGATATCCGGTCTTAAGTCAGATTTCGTAATTGCACCTGACGTGCATTGCTCAAGTTTTTTAGCCAGCACAAAACTGGCTTTTTTATAACCATTGAAAACCAGCCGTAAGTAGCCTGGTGTTGAGCCAACTTTTCCGGCCAACTCGCCCTGCTGTTCTTTGGTTAAAGAGTCCCAATACGCTTTCATACAATATGTACCTCTTATATACATATTACATGATTGAAATGAACCTTCAAGATACTTGTACCCTATCGGTACAAAGGTTTTAATTTCGTTATGAAAACAGTCCATGACATCCGGCGGTCTAACGCCAGAAAACTGAGAGATGGTGTTGGCGGGAATTCTTCCTTTGCCACCATGATTGATCGCGAACCAACCCAGACCAGCAGGTTTATGGGAGATGGTGCTACTAAAAATATCGGTGACAGCATGGCACGGCACATCGAAAAATGTTTCGACCTGCCTGTCGGATGGCTTGATCAAGAACACCAGACAACGAACATCACAAAAAAACCTGATGTTTCAATCACTAATAAACAAATAACGTTAGTCCCTGTCATATCATGGGTACAGGCCGGAGCATGGAAAGAAGTTGGCTATTCTGAGGTTGATTTGAGCACAACAGAAACATATCCCTGCCCTGTACCCTGTGGCGAAATGACTTATATATTGAGGGTGATTGGTGATTCAATGATTGATGAGTACCGTCCGGGGGACATGATTTTTGTCGATCCAGAAGTACCAGCCTGCCACGGTGATGACGTTATTGCATTGATGCACGATACAGGTGAAACCACCTTCAAAAGGTTGATAGAAGACGGGACACAGCGTTATCTCAAAGCATTAAACCCCAACTGGCCTGAGCCTTACATTAAGATAAACGGTAATTGCTCTATCATTGGTACAGTTATTTTCTCAGGAAAACCAAGAAGATACAAAATTAAAGCCTGATCAATGTCTATGAACCTGCTTCGGCAGGTTTTTTTATACTTGACAATGTACCATTAAGATACATAATGTACCTGCATAAGATATCGAACAGGCAGGACGCCCACGAAGTAGCCGTCCGGGGCATACGAAGACCGGAATGATTCGTAAATAAAAAAGCGCCCAAGTGGACGCTTCACTTTTGAACTGGATTTATAATCAATTATTTTCTTCATAAATGTTTTGTAATGTATTTATGAGATTTGGTATTTCTTTTATGGGAAAAGAATATATTGGACTTTCGATAATTTTATCAGATTCAAATGGTGGTTGTTTGCAGGACAGTTGAACTATAACTGAATTATGATCTTTAACTGGCACACAGTACCAACCACATACATCAAAAACAGGAGTATTTTGATTATCCATTATGTCCTCGACAACTAAAAACACTGCGTACAAACCTCAAAAGCAGGGAGTTATTTATAAAATTTCATAAAGAATAATTACTGATAGCGACAATTCATTGTTCTTGAATTTTGAAAAATAGCAAGACAAAACAATGTAAACTTATTTAAGAAAACTTCTTATTATGTAAACAAAACAACCAATTCGTTATATAGGAAAAACAAATAGTACGCAAGAAAATATTCAACAGGGGTATTACATTCAACCATAAGAGTAATCGTCTCTTTGGTAACTAATACCGAACATTTTATTGTAACACGTCGTATGGCACATGCGTCGTTAGCGGTCTGGGGACGTTAAAGGGGACAATCCACTCCTTGCTCGGGCAAACAAACCAGGTAGCCGGAATGTGCAAGTCAATGATGATGCTGATAAGACGCCTAACCAGCGTGGCGATCCGGTTTGACGCCTGGGAAGAGACCAGGGTGCAACGATGAGGGCATTTATGGAGCCGCGACAAAGTGTGGTGCCGTAACTGGCTAAGTGCTCTCAGCGTTGTGGTAATCCGCGAAATGGCGCGGCGGTAAGTATGGCGGGGTTACTCTTTCCCCGTTGAGGACACCGGATTGTCAGGTTGACCATACGCCTGAGTGACAACCCCACCACAACAGCCACTGCTTTGGCGGTACCAGTTTGTACACTTGCTTCCGGCTGGTACCGCTCTTTTTACAAAACAGAGAAGAGCATCACCGGACGACGGGCTCATAACCCAATCCATCCGGGCGGCTGCCACCGCAGGTGTTCTTCTCTGTTTTGTGGAGAAACCAACCGACCTTGCAGGGTCGATATGATGAGGAGCAGCAAAATGGCTAGCGAACGCAGTACTGATGTGCAGGCATTTATCGGGGAGCTGGACGGCGGCGTATTTGAAACCAAAATCGGCGCAGTTCTCAGTGAAGTCGCTTCCGGTGTGATGAACACGAAAACCAAAGGTAAGGTCTCACTCAACCTGGAAATCGAACCATTTGATGAGAACCGTGTGAAAATCAAACACAAACTCTCATATGTTCGCCCGACTAACCGCGGGAAAATTTCCGAAGAAGACACCACCGAAACGCCGATGTATGTCAATCTCGGTGGTCGCCTGACTATTCTGCAGGAAGACCAGGGACAATTACTGACTCTTGCCGGTGAACCTGACGGAAAACTACGCGCAGCAGGTCATTAATATCGTTCTTAATTAACTGATTATTTATCTCATCACTGAATATCTTTATATAGTGAGGACTTATTATGTCTCAGAACTTAGACGCAACCGCAATTAATCAAATCCATGCCCTTATTTCTGCTCAGGGTGTTAATGAAATTATCAGTAAGATTGGTGCCGATGCTGTGGCATTGCCTGAGAATTTCCGCATTCATGATCTGGAAAAATTTAATTTAAATCGCTTCCGTTTCCGTGGTGCGCTTTCCACTGCCAGCATCGATGACTTTACCCGTTATTCTAAAGATCTTGCAGATGAAGGCACCCGCTGCTTTATCGATGCCGATAATATGCGTGCCGTCAGTGTGCTTAACCTGGGTACTATTGATGAACCAGGTCACGCAGATAACACCGCCACTCTCAAACTGAAAAAGACAGCGCCGTTCTCTGCTCTGTTGTCTGTTAATGGCGAGCGTAACTTCCAGAAGTCACTGGCAGAATGGATTGAAGACTGGGCCGACTACCTTGTGGGCTTTGATGCTAATGGTGACGCCATTCAGGCAACAAAAGCAGCTGCGGCAGTCCGTAAAATCACAATTGAAGCAAACCAGACCGCTGATTTTGAAGACAATGACTTCAGCGGCAAACGCTCTCTGATGGAGTCTGTCGAAGCGAAGACCAAAGACATTATGCCAGTGGCATTTGAATTTAAATGCGTTCCGTTTGAAGGTCTGAAAGAACGTCCGTTTAAATTACGCCTCAGCATTATCACTGGCGATCGTCCTGTACTGGTTCTGCGCATTATTCAGCTGGAAGCGGTGCAGGAAGAAATGGCTAACGAATTTCGTGATCTGCTTGTTGAGAAATTCAAAGACAGCAAAGTAGAAACCTTTATTGGTACTTTCACCGCCTGATTTCATTACTGCAAATGCCCCTGCGGGGCATTTATGGAAACGTAATTAACTCAATAATCGCCTGAAGGCGAGGGTTTTCTTTAACCAAAATTCAGAGCGGTGCAGCGCATATACGTGGAGAACAAAATGTCATTTATTAAAACTTTTTCCGGGAAGCATTTTTATTATGACAAGATAAATAAAGACGACATCGTGATTAACGATATCGCGGTTTCCCTTTCAAATATCTGCCGCTTTGCCGGTCATCTTTCTCACTTCTACAGTGTCGCCCAACATGCGGTGCTTTGCAGCCAGCTGGTGCCGCAGGAATTTGCTTTTGAAGCGTTAATGCATGATGCAACAGAAGCGTATTGCCAGGACATTCCCGCACCACTGAAACGCCTTCTTCCTGACTATAAACGGATGGAAGAAAAAATAGACGCCGTAATCCGTGAGAAATACGGGTTACCCCCAGTTATGAGTACACCCGTGAAATATGCCGATCTCATCATGCTGGCAACCGAACGCCGCGATCTCGGGCTTGATGATGGCTCTTTCTGGCCTGTACTGGAAGGCATCCCGGCAACAGAGATGTTCAACGTGATTCCACTGGCACCGGGCCATGCCTACGGGATGTTTATGGAACGCTTCAACGAGTTATCGGAATTACGCAAATGTGCATAACTCATGTAGTTAGTTTTTCTGGCGGGAGAACATCCGCATATCTTGTTCACCTGATGGAAGAACAAAGAAAGGCTGGCAATAACGTCTGCTACATCTTTATGGATACCGGTTGCGAACATCCGCTGACATACCGCTTTATCCGGGAGGTTGTGAAGTTCTGGGACATACCACTAACTGTGTTACAGGTCGATATAAATCCTGAGCTTGGGCAGCCAAATGGTTATACAGAATGGGAGCCAAAGGATATTCAGACACGAATGCCGGTGCTTAAACCGTTTATGGACATGGTTAAAAAGTACGGTACGCCATACATCGGCGGCGCGTTCTGTACTGACAGGCTAAAACTCATCCCTTTCACGAAATACTGCGATAACCATTTCGGGCGAGGTAATTACATCACATGGCTGGGTATTCGTGCAGACGAACCCCGTAGGCCTGAAACCGAAATCGGGCGTCCGGTATCTTGCCGAGCTGTCAGATTTTGATAAGTCGGATGTTATCCGGTGGTGGCGAAAACAACCTTTTGATTTGCAAATCCGGAGCATCTCGGGAACTGTGTTTTCTGCATCAAAAAGTCAACGCAAAAGCTGGGGCTTGCATGTAAAGACGAACCAGGTCTGATGCGAGTTTTTAATGAGCTGGTTACAGGCAAACACGTCAGGGATGGTCATCGCAGAACAGGTAAAGACATTATGTACCGTGGTCACCTGACGCTTGACGGAATTGCCAGAATGTCTGCCAACAGCGACTACAGAAATTTGTATCAGGCGATGGTACAGGACAGGCGATTCGATACCGGCTCGTGTTCAGAGTCATGTGAAATCTGGGGTGATCAATTGGAATTGGAATTCGAAGAGGTAGGGGTATGACAACCGAAATTAACTACCATGCACTGCTTGAGCGCGCACGGAATAAAGTGCAGAGGCATTGAGTTCGCCTTAACACAGAGTGCATTCGCTGAGATTCGCGCTGAGCTTGAAAATGATTTAGAACTGGCACGGATTGCACTGGCATCTCTGGAAGTTGAGCCAGATGAACGCGCAGCCTATGAATTATTTATGGAAAAGCGTTTCGGTAAAACAGTCGATCGTCGGAGAGCAAAAAACGGTGATAACGAGTACATGGCGTGGGATATGGCTCTCGGCTGGGTCGTCTGGCAACAACGCGCTGGCATGAGTCTTTCAACTGCACAACCACAGGAGGGTCAACAATGAACAACTTAATGACAACAAAACAAGTCGCCGAATTCTGTGGCGTTTCAATATCGACGGTGCTTCGCTGGAACAGCGTAAACCGGAGAACTGGCCAGAAGTACAGGCCTGATTTTCCAGATCCTGATATTAAATCATGCCCAAATAAATGGGCATCACGCAAGATTTACAGGTTTGCAGGAGTTATTGAATGACGTATGTGAACAGACACGTCTATGGCACGGTAAGCGTCTGTCTGAGCGATACAGGCACGGACGTTGCTATCCACAAGCATTAATTATCAGGAAACGGGGACCGCTCCCCAAGCATGATGTATTGAAACGAAGACATTTACACAATGATAGAAAAAATACTAAAATAATGATTCAACTCAAAGAGTTGATGTACATAAAATGCCTCACCAGCCTAGGTGAACATTTTCATGGGTGGGGAAAAACATGATGTGGACCACACTTCCCCCTCTAAAAAGAGGGGAAAGAGTATGGTTTTGTGGTGATGCTGCCAACTTACTGATTTAGTGTATGATGGTGTTTTTGAGGTGCTCCAGTGGCTTCTGTTTCTATCAGCTGTCCCTCCTGTTCAGCTACTGACGGGGTGGTGCGTAACGGCAAAAGCACCGCCGGACATCAGCGCTATCTCTGCTCTCACTGCCGTAAAACATGGCAACTGCAGTTCACTTACACCGCTTCTCAACCCGGTACGCACCAGAAAATCATTGATATGGCCATGAATGGCGTTGGATGCCGGGCAACAGCCCGCATTATGGGCGTTGGCCTCAACACGATTTTACGTCACTTAAAAAACTCAGGCCGCAGTCGGTAACCTCGCGCATACAGCCGGGCAGTGACGTCATCGTCTGCGCGGAAATGGACGAACAGTGGGGCTATGTCGGGGCTAAATCGCGCCAGCGCTGGCTGTTTTACGCGTATGACAGGCTCCGGAAGACGGTTGTTGCGCACGTATTCGGTGAACGCACTATGGCGACGCTGGGGCGTCTTATGAGCCTGCTGTCACCCTTTGACGTGGTGATATGGATGACGGATGGCTGGCCGCTGTATGAATCCCGCCTGAAGGGAAAGCTGCACGTAATCAGCAAGCGATATACGCAGCGAATTGAGCGGCATAACCTGAATCTGAGGCAGCACCTGGCACGGCTGGGACGGAAGTCGCTGTCGTTCTCAAAATCGGTGGAGCTGCATGACAAAGTCATCGGGCATTATCTGAACATAAAACACTATCAATAAGTTGGAGT